CCCAGTCAGCGCCCTGACGCAATATCCATGATGGATCGTTGTCGAACTCATCGACGCGCCAATTCTTGAATACTCGTGCCTCGCTGTTCTGGCGATACTTCCCGCACCAGACGTGAGCGTATTTGTCTGGGTCGCGCTTCTTGTCGTACTCCATTTCTTGTCGCAACTCGTCCGGGAACTCTGGGTTGTCCCAATAGTTCACCTCAACAACCGCAGCGCCAGGTGGCAGCACATCACCACGCAGCAGCGTGTCGATTGGGTCGCTAGCCTTGTCGGGATTCCAGCTAAACCAAAGTTGGCTACCCGGTTTACGGATAGTTGGTCGAAGAAGGGTCAAGCTCTTGTCGCTGGCTGCTTGCGACTCTTCAAACCATGCGCGATCAAAGCCTTCCAGAGACTTGATCGAGTCCGCTGTGTGGTTCTGCATTCCCTCGAAGATGGTCACGCCGCCATGCTTTGACGTGATCCGTCGGTCTTGAATCTCGAAGTAATACCCGGCGTTGTATCGCTGAATTTTCCCCTCTAGCAGCTTCTTGACGGAGAACTCAAGGGATTTCAAGGTTTCGCGCAGACACACGAAATCCATTTTCCCCTCGATGTTCTCGCGCAGCCACCTCTCGCCAAAGTAGTGCGACTTACCAGACCCACGGCCACCGTGAGCGCCAATGTAGCGATGCTCGCCCTCTAGCGGAAGGTACGCTTCAGGCACACGAATCCGTAGTTCGTTCACTTTTCAGCCTTCACCACTTCAACGATGATTTTCTGGAAGATGTGCTCCCCGTTTTCTCCTGGACCCTTGACTGTCATTGGCAGCGTTTTGCCAACCAGCGTCAGGAACGCCGAAGCAGTGCGGGGATCTGATGCGCGTTCTGCGAGGTAATCGACCCCGCCAGCGTTATCAAGGGCTTGTAGGATCATGTCCTTTAGCTCCTTGGTTACTTTGTTAGGGACACCCTTTCGGCTGCCTCCTTTCGGCATCTTCTTTGTGACACTTTTCGTCACTTTGACGTTTTCGCTCATCCTTGTTCCTTCTCTAGCTGGTCTGCCAATTGCTTGAACTGCGCTTCAATGCGTTGGTAGTCTTCTCTTGTCAATCTCTGTGACGGCTTGAATGATTCAAGCGCATCAACTCGCTCAGGTCCGATTCGCTCGACTAGGTTTATCCGGTACTCGGCGGCATTTCCTGATTTGTGGTGGTTGCATGTGATGCACTGTGCGTTGATGTTGTCTAGGTCATATCGCAACTCAGGGTGAGCCTTTGTTGTGAACCAATGGCCCGCCTGAAAATCTGGCCGCCAAGGCGTTTGGCAGGATATGCAGGGTCGACCACGATCACGAAGCCGCACGTATCGGTTGACCTGGCGTTGTGCCCGATCTGCCCAATATGTCTTTGGCTTGAGTTCCTGCAATCGCTCACGGTCTGCTTTCTTTTGCGCTCTGATCTTCTTTGTCTCTGCTTGCTCTGTCTTCGCCCTTGCGAGCAACTGAGCGCAAGCAGGAGAGCAAACGCATTGCATGGGCCTCGCAGGAGAAAACACGACTCCACAGCCTTTGGCTTTGCACTTCTTTGGCTTTGGTTGCTTTGGTGTCATTCAGGCAAGCCCCCCTGCAAATACTTCTGCGGCAGTTTCTTGAGCGAGTCAACCTTTGTGAGGTAGGACATACCAAGAAACGGCCATTGAATTGGGGCTACCTTGACGTGCCCTTTGTCTGCTGACTCAAGGGCTATCACTTCGATGTTTCCGTGCTGGTATTTGCGGCCTTGTCGGATCATGCGGCCTCCATTTGCGTGACGAGATCCGAGTAATCGGCCCACTGGCTAGCCATTGCGCTGGCGATTCCTTCATAGGTTCTGCTTCGCTCCTTCCATCGATCAGGGCCAGGGCTCATGCGATGAACTCGCGGGTCGCGACCGCTAACCACCTTTGTTGGCACCAACGGAGGAAGTCCCTTAAGCCACAAGCAAGTTGCCTTTGTTTCGCCGTGCCCAAATTGCCAAGGCTGGATGATTTGATCAGGCTCACGCCACACGCTTGACATGATGCAAATTGGATTCTCTATGGCAATTCGCGGGATAGGCGCACGAGCTAGTTCAAGAAAGAATTCGATAGCCTCTCTTTGCTCTCCGCTTGCGACCTTCTCAGGGAACCAGCGAGAACCAGACACGGCAAGATGCGTGCATGGAGGGTGCGCGACCATCAGATCCCAGCCCCCCCCAATATGGTCAAGGCAGCTTCCTTTCAGGTGAAACTTTGAATCATCCTCAGAGTCAAGAAGATCGCAAGACCACGCGTCATGACCTAAAGCGCGAAAAGCATTTCTGACGCGCCCGGAGTATTCGCAGGCAATCAACACTCTCATGCCACCTCCGCATATTCAGGAGCCGTTTTGCCGTGCATGGCTAGGTGCTTCATATACGGGCCACGAACAAGACGCTGAAACCTTGCGCCAGCTTCTTGGTTGTTATCGAACTCTGCGCGGCTTGCAACATCGCAAAAGATCCGCAAAAACTCGGCAGCATCATTTACGTTGCGTACCGGCGCAGACACCTGGCCGCTAGCCCATCGCCAAAAATCAGGATCAGAGCACCACATGCCAGCCAGCTTTGCCAGCGCCCCGCCCTTTGGCTTTTCCAAGATCGCGGCAGATGGAACGGGCTGTTCATCGTCGCCAATCTCAACAAGGGCCAGCATGTAGCGTTTGCCGTCCATGCCCTGCACTTTGTTCAACTCGTCAATGTCGTGAAGTGCAAGCGTCAGTGTTGGTCCGGTCTTGCTGGTATAGCTGGATCGGACAACGCGCACTTCTCCGTGATAGGTTGCTTGAATAGCCATCACCGCCCCCTCTTAGACCAGTAAACGCACACAGCCAGCATGTGCAGGGCTCCAACGATCCAGCCGGAAGCAAATAGGATTTGGGTTGTCGTTGGGATCATGCTTTTTGCTCCTTCCACCACCATGCGGCGAATTCATCCTTGAGCCAGTTCGCCACAAACTTGCCTTCTTTGACCTGAACACGCTCGATGTAGTCGCGCCTTTGCTGGGTATCTCTGATGCCCTTGAGGTTTTCCAGATGGGCTGCAAGGGTGTCGTTTGCTGTGCCTTCGGTTTTCATGGAGCCTCCACAACAATCGCGCCGGTCTTGCAGCGCAAAGCCTGAACAATGCGCATGTGCGTCTTTTCCTGGCATTGCAGGTACTCGGCCATCGTGACGACCGTCAGCACTTCACACCACAGATCAACCAGTCCACGCAGGTCCGCCAGCTCATGCGAATAAAGCGAAGTGGAGCCGGTAGCCTTTTGTCGATTCAGAAGACGCTCGATCACGTTTTGAATGCCTCGTGCGTAATCGGTAGCGTTTCCCATCACCTTGGGCATGGTCGAAAACGTTTCGATCAGGTTGTTCACTTCAACGATCGCTTGCCAGTCAGCCTTAGAGGCGCAACCCTTTGCGGCGTTGTCGACTGCCAGCTTGACGGGTTCGGCAAAGTTGGCTTGATCTGCGTCACTCAGGAGGCATTGCCCCATGACGGCTACTTTCCAAGACACAGGGTTGACGTGCTTTGGCTTGTATTTCTTGCGGGGTTTGCTCATGCTGCCCCCATGCTGAAAATGGACGCGCCTCGTATCGTTTGGCGATACCGCAAACCACGCTTGATGTCATTGACCGTCGTCTTGCTAACGCCATACTCCGCAGCAATTGCAATAATTGATCGCTCATCCTGGCGAATTTCGCTTGCCTGCTGGTTTGTCAACTTACGGGTTTTCTGGCTTGCGATCTTGCGATTTGCTGCAATTCGCTTAGGCGAGTTTTTGAAGATTTCTTGATCTCGGATTGACTGCCCGTAAGCCTTCCCATCACCAGCAAACGAGTGATCAGGGTTGCAGCAAATAGGAGATTCGCAAGATGGCTTACGGATTGCAAACCATCCAGACGGAAGCATCTTTCCAGTTTTCAGGATCAGCGCAGCGCGACGCCCCTTCATCTTCGTCCGCTCCCCTGTAACAGGGTGCGGGATATGCACGTTGGGGAATCCTTGCG